GGCGGCAATATTTTTATTATCAAGCCCTTCCTCTTTTTTCTTAAGGAAGTCGCGCTTTATATTTGATGAGATGCGATTCTTTTGCTCACCAAATCCATCTTGAGACAATTGCTTGGCAGCATTAGAGAAGTTACTACCATGTTCAAGGATGGTATAAATAGCAAACGGCTTGTATCCTTTGCCTGTCTCAAACTCGGTTGATGTTGAGAATACTTTAAATAATCCAAGGCCTTGATGATAATCGGCCGAGATATGCGAATCGGTTTTGCCTGGGCGCTTTAAGTAATCGCGCTCACCTTTGCGTTCAATCCAAGTCCAACCGTGCTTTTCAAGTAATGCAACGACATCACACTTATTATTGTAATCATCCCAAGGTGTGAGTTGAAAGTTAGCGGTGTCGGTGATAACTTGTTGGCGCACCTCTTTGACTACTTCGTTGAATGATCTGCAAATTGATAGGATGGATTCTCTTTGCTCTAATGTTATAACATTTATCTTAAAGTCCTTTTCTTTGGTGTACCCTTCGGATGGAGGTGCAAGCACATATCCTCCCTCACCGCGTGTCTCAATTAAAACTATCTCTTTTGCGTGTGGTGTCTCTTTAAGTTCCTCTTTTGTTGCATGGCGCATGGCAAGTTTTTGGTTGCCTTCAATCTCTTCGGACCTGTAATATAAATGATACCCACCGGATTTGGTGCGTACGACATATAAAAGCTCCATTAAGTCTCCAAGCTCGGCTTTTAGTCGATCCCATAATGTACCGCTTACATCATACTTAAGGTCAACATCAATAATCTCTAATCCTCCGGAGACTGCGCCACCGATGATGGCAATGTTGTTTGACCTTGTGTTAGTAAATTGGGCCTTCATTGTTGCCGCATCCATTATTTTGGATTGGAACTCGGTCCAAGGGAAAATTGCTCTCTTATTATCGCCTATTGGGATAACGGAGAAACCTTGATTTGCATAGTAGTTGGCTGCTTTAATCATTTGGTTATAAATTTAATCTCATCCATTTTGTAAATAGTGTAAACGCGAAATCCTTGCTCTTCAAGTTGTTCATGTCTATACTTTTGTAATTCCGAAAGCCGGCCTTTCTCGGCCTTGCATTCAATAAAGAAAGTTTTACCATCTTTAAGGATCATTAGGTCGGGCATGCCATTTTTATTGCATTGTATTATCTTTACGACATACCAACCGATTAACTCAAAGTGCCGGATGACTTTGCTTTGCAGAATAGATTCTCTCAATTTCTTTAAGTTCTTTTTTAGCTTCGTTTAAAAATTTGCTTTTTACCATTATGGTCAAAGCTTTTTTCTTTTCCTTTTCGGGGAGTGGCTTACGCCCTCGTGTTTCTTTTTTCATAGTTTTCTTCTAGGTTGATTAATATGCAGACCAATATTAGGAATGCAATGATAAATAAAATTTTCATGTTATTGATTTTAAGATACCATTTTTAAGGACACTACCGATTTTATCCAATAGCTTTAAATGGTCAAACCTTTTTAAAATATCCCTGCCCCCATTGGGATAACCCACTAACGATTATTAATTTAATTAAGCAGGGATAGTAAGTTAAATATTTTGTAGGTATGCAGTTATTAAGAATGCGAAGATAAGGATAATTACTGCTTCTGTATTGTGGTTTTTCTGTTTCATAAAGTTAATTATTTTATTGTATAAATATATCCTTTTGGAAATTTCTTTTGGCATTCTGAACCAACTCCCATTACCCAAGAATTATCATATTCATTTGTATCTGTAGATGGATAAGCAGAACCTCCATAAATAGAGTTCACAAAATACTGTGGATTAGTTATTGCTTTGCCACAACAAGGACAATGGTTTAAATTTTTACTATCTGCCTTTTCTCTATTTGATTCAAACATATCTTCATTTGATATTCTTGGAATGTCAATAATGTTTTTAGGTTCTTTTATTTCTGTTATCATAGCTTTTGGTTTTTAAATTTGTGCGTTGGTCAGCCGCACCCCTGACTTTGGGGGTTAGTATTTAGAAATTATAATCATAGTGCATATAAGGTTTTTCAGTCATTCCCCATCTTCCTTTACCCCAACCTTTGCTTGATAAATGTATTCTTTTTACACCTGCATTTTCATTGCTAGAATATTCATATGCTTGATTGTAATTATCAGAGCAATGAGCAGAAAAACCACCAATATGAAATTCTTTTGGAAATACAGTTTGTTTAGCATTCAATGCTCTAACTTCAACTACAGTAGGACTAACTTGTCTTACAACTTCATAAGCCGCTACATCAGAATACATATAGTAACTAATGTACTTTCTAACAGGATACTTTAATTTCGGTCTAGCATTTAGATAATTCTTTAATCTTTTTTCTGCATTTCTGATAAATTCACGAACTTCAGAAACTTCAGCTAAAGTACATTTGCTACCTGCTTCATAAAATTCACCTGAATTAATTAATCCTTTTCTAAATTTGTTTTCCGCTTGTAAAAATTGATTGTTCATAGTTTGTTTGTTTTTGATACAGCGAAGATATATAAACTTATATACTACTTCCAAACATATTGCTAACTATTTTTAAACTTTGTGATGAACGGTAATTATCAAGGATAGGCGGTAAATTACATAAAAGTGTACCTGCCATTGCCTCTTTTGATGCTGAAATTGTTCCACGCTAAAGCCAAAGCCATAACGCAGTCATCGTGAAATCCACTAGGTGCAGAGTACTTAACCCCATTTGCAGTGAACTGATATTCAAATACTTCTAGTTCTTTGACTATAACCCCATCAGGGAATCCTATTCTACCCTGTTGTATTGCATTTGCTAACCCTTCCATAATCTGCTGCTTACTTGAACTCGTAAACTTTAAGCCATCAATGGCTATTCCTTCCCTTTGTAAATCTTCTAGGATAGGGTCACCTACACCTGTGCTATCCACTAATATAGGACATCTAGGCAGCCTTTTAATATTCTCTTTAGTGTTATGCCAATCCATTTGATACCTGTCAAAATAAGCCACATTGCCACCATTATCAAGACCTATGATAACTGTATGGTCAACTGACTTTGCAAGGTCAATACCAAATGTAACTATAGGTTGGTTGCTAATAGGCTTTATACAATTCTCAATGAATTTGTTACCAAATGGGTTCGCACTATTCTCACTAGGGTTAGCCATATATTCTTGCTCAAATACAACTGCAGGTAACTGCATCCTAGCTTCATCTATTTCCATTGGGTCTATGTATGGATTATCATAGCTAGTAAACTTAAACGATGCCCAATCGTTTTCACCTGCCTTCATAAACAGGCTATAAAAGAAATTCTTACCTCTAGGTGTAGAAAGGAATATTGCCTTCCCTTTGTAATCTGTCAGGGTAGGTCTAATACTATTTTGCCATCCTGATTCAAGTTCAGGGATATATGATGCTTCATCTATTATAACCAAATGAAACTTGCGACCCCTCAAATTATCTAATCGTTCACCGGTGAAGAATTCAATCTGTCCGCCATTGGGGAAATCTATTTTAAGGTCTGACTTGTTTTTAGGCAATTCTAGGCTCTCTGTTAGCTTACTGAAGAAAACCTTTGCCAACCCATAAGTAGGAGTAATATAAGCAACTGAATAGCCTTTAACCGCATATGTGACTGAAAGTATCTGTGATAGTTCTGACTTACCAAATCTTCTGCCACACATCACGACCCTAAAACGCTTGTCGCATTCTAGTATCTTCTGTTGGTTTGCGTGTGGGTTAGGTAAGAATATTTGCACTATAAAATAGTTTTGCCATCTACAAAGATAACCTCAATTTTATTGTCTGATTTAATATCCATCTGTTCCTTTGGCTTACCATATACCCTAGTCAATAAAGTTTCTATTGAATACAGGCTGCCCTTATTCATTGAATTTAATATAGCCTTACAAATGGTTCTTTCTAATGCAGTTGCTAATACATCATCCTGTATAGATTTAAGTTGTTCTTCATTCATTGCCATAAGATTTTGCATTGTATCGTTTACTTCAGATAACTTATATCCCTGTTCAATAAGTAAGCTAACATACTTTCTAGGTCTCCCATTGGGATTACCTGACTGACCCTTTACAAATGGTATTAAATGTTCTTTGCTCATTCTGTTTCTGTTCTGTTTATTTATCTAATTTAGACTTAAAATGCTCACAAAGTTTATCCATCTTGCTAACATAGTATGTCATAAAATCCTTGAACCCTTCGTTATCTTGTTGATAGCTAACATACAAAATACCCCTTAATCTTTGTGATGGGGTTTTATTTGTTTCTAGGTCTGTCTTAATGCTATCTATGTTATCTAGTTCATCTTTTTGAAATGGTTCTTCTTTGATGGCTATGTAACAGAATCTTTGGTTAAGTTGGAATACCTGTGCTGCATCGTTTGGTGATAGTTCCTGTGTTCCAAATGTTACCTTAATTGTTTTATCCTTCCTAGAAGTTAATCCTTCTATTTGTGCAGGTAGTATTATCATCCTAGTTTTTGTTTATGTATCTCTTTTAAAAATTCTATATACTGTTTCTTGTCTCCGTATTGTAAATGATGCTCCCTACACAATGCCATAAGATTATCTATTGTATCCCCTTTCTTTGTTCCACCCATTCCCCTTGCTTCTATGTGGTGAATGTCAACTGCCCTTGCTCCGCAAGTTTCACAAGGTATAAAATCCTCACCTATGTAACCAAAATGGTTTAGATACACTTTAGTGTGATTCTTCATTACCTATTAGTTTATTATAAATAGCGAATCTTTTATTATTTATAGCCTCAAAGTTAAACTCCCTATCACAAAACTCAAATAGGTTTTGTCCATATTCTATTCTTGCTGCTTCATCAAAGGTTAATAGCTTAATCCATTTATACCAATCAGTTTGTTTATTTACATAGCATACAGGCATATTTTTATAAGGATGCACATTGCTAAC